ATAGCGTAGTTAACGCCGGCATTGCTGGACCATGTAAGAAGAGCGCGAGTTGCGCCAAGGAGCGCATCGCTTGAAACTTTTTCCCAACCACCAATTTTTTCAGGTTGTCCATAACGAAAGCGAACATTATCACTATCTATCCATCTACCTTCTGCACCGTATTCGGTATTCTGTTTATCTATACCAGGTGCTACTTGCAGTTTTTGTAACGGCATTAGAGCTCCTAACTAGTTGCGTAATATGGTATCCAGCGATCTGTTCCAGCGACATCAACGCGAATATATCCCGTTAATGATCCAATACTTGTATCAGTTGTAATATTTCCTGAAGTATCTGACTGACTATCACCATCAAATTTAATGAAAGGCTCATCTGTATCATCTTGATCTAATGCTAAACATGCGATTGCACCAGAAGAATTTGCTTGATTAATCTCTACTGCAGCTCCAGCTGGAGAATTAGTTCCAAAACCAATCTTATCGGCCGAACCATCTATAAAGAAAGCGTTAGCTAAAGTATTTGTTTCTGCCCTAAAATCTACGGAAGCACCGGATTCATTAAATGTAAATCCACCGCCATCAAAATCAATCGCACCAGTGGCTTTTACACCACCTACAACGTGTAATTCAGTTGAAGGTGAACCTGTTTTAATTCCTACACGATCGTTTCCTGCGTCCGTAAAAAATAAGTTAGCATCGCCGTTTCCTTCAATTCTAAAATCTACATCTGCTGATGATTGATTAAATATAAAACTACCACCATCAAATTCAACGTTTCCTGAAACTGTCAATGTT